TATGAGAACTGGGATATTGTTGATGGCAGCGGTGCTGACACTTATCGTCGGCGGGTGGGTGTGGATCAACCTGGCGATGATAGCTATCTTGCCTCCAGTGTTTTTTTGAAGTGGGGAACGATGGATCTCAAAAAAATTGCGGCGCTGATGACCAAGAAACGAACCGAGCCAGAGGTCCGCCCGGAGGATTCCTCTCCACCGATGAACCGGGTGCAGAGGCGTAAACTTGCCAGACTGAACCGACGCTCAAGGAAGGGGCGCGGGCAGCACACTTAGGAGGAGAGCAATGGCGAAACTGACGACCAGAGGCCGAAATCAGATCAAGGCAAAGAACTTCGCTCTACCTGGCAGGAGATACCCGATCCAAGATATTTCCCATGCCCGCAACGCGCTTGCCAGAGTTGCGCAGCATGGCACCAGGGCAGAACAGAGAAGCGTGCGTGCGAAAGTGTACGCACGCTATCCCTCGTTGAAAAAAACACGCAACGCCTGACATGGCCAAGGGTTACCCAAAGGAACCAGTTGTCGTGCATTGGAACGACACTGTCAGCCACATGGATGACGACGGGTCAGGCAAGCCGCGTCACCAGCCAGCGCGCCAGGTCACCATCGGCTGGCTGCTGCGTCATGACTACAAGGGTGTCAGTCTGGCGTTTGAACTCGGTGCGGACGCGACAGATTGGCGAGAGGAGCAGTTCGTTCCTAACGAAGTCATTACCAAGATCGAAATTCTGGAGGTCGAGTGAGGCCGCTTATAGCGGCCGTGACAGTCGCCGCGGTCGGTGGACTGACAATGCTCGGAGTCTCACTCTATGGCGAGATTAAATCCTGGCACGATGCGCATGAACAAATGCGTGTAATGACATTAGACAAGGGCAATATGCACGTTCGCCTGGTGCACAGTGTCTATGGAGGCCAGAGAGTTGTAGCTATCCTTGATTGCAGCGAATGGCTGCGTTCCGAGAGGGCCATCGAGGGAATCCCAGACTAGAATCTGTCACCTTGAAGCTGGCATAAATACCGAGAAAAAGCAGAGTGCTGGCATGGACAGCGTGTGATCGTGGGGATGTTAAGTCATTGATAAACAAAGTGTTTTGGCTTTTCCGGTCATGGGAATTCCCCAATGGGGAATTCCCCAGGGGAATTCCCTGAACGCAGGGTTTTTCCGAAAGTGGGAAAACCGAGTCGCAAAGCCCAGCTCGGCTCTACCATGAATCAATAACTTACTAGCGGAACCTAGAAGAATCACTGGTGGGGATTGCTGGAACCCGCATAGGTATGCGGTATTTAACATAATAACGATTATGCGCACATCGTTTTGACACCCCATTTCCAGGCCAAAGTGGGAAATCCAGACCGATCGGTTAGACTGAGTCCAGATCGGAGCCCCCCCCGGTGGGCCGGGGCGGGGGGGTGGTGGGTACAAGGTGTCACGCACCATTTTTTGAAAATTTTTGAAATTTTTTTTTGTAACCACTATGGTGGCATCATGCCGAGAAAGGCCAAACCAAAAAAGAACCCGCTCCACATACCGGCGAAAAACCCGTTCGTCCAGTTCCTTGCCACATACCGCAACGACCCGGTGTTGTTCGTTCAGAATGTAATCGGCATCGAGCCCGACCCCTGGCAAGCTGATTTCCTGCGGGCGGTTGCCAGTGGTGAGCGGCGTATCTCGGTGCGCAGCGGGCATGGCACTGGCAAGTCCACCGCGGCGAGCTGGGCGATGCTCTGGTTTTTGCTGACTCGATACCCGTGCAAGATTGTGGTGACTGCGCCTACGTCGGCGCAGCTCTTTGACGCGTTATTCGCTGAGACGAAACGCTGGCTCAAGAAGTTGCCAGATGTGTTGAAAACGCTGTTGGAGACGAAGGCCGACCGGGTGTTTTTGCGCGCCTCGCCGACTGAGAGTTTCATGAGTTGTCGAACGTCGCGTGCTGAGACGCCAGAGGCGCTCCAGGGAGTTCACTCGGAGAACGTGATGTTGGTTGCGGATGAGGCGTCTGGCGTACCCGAACAGGTTTTTGAGGCTGCTTCGGGGTCCATGTCTGGCGAGAACGCCGTCACGATTTTGCTGGGGAATCCGACCAGAACGTCGGGGTTCTTCTTTGAGACGCATCATCGGTTGTCGAGTTCCTGGTGGACAACTCGTGTGAGTTGTCTGGATTCGCCGCGGGTGAGTGATGAGTACATCGATGAAATGCGTTCCCGGTATGGCGAGGAGTCCAATGTTTATCGCGTGAGGGTATTGGGGGAGTTCCCCGAAGCGGACGACGACACTTGTATTCCGTTGGATCTGGTCGAGTCTGCGCAGCAGCGTGATGTAGTTGTCGACCGGGACACGAACATAGTGTGGGGATTGGACGTTGCGAGATTCGGGACGGCGTACAGCGCCCTGGCTAAACGCCAGGGGCGCTTATTGCAGGACATTCGCGTATGGCGGCAGTTGGATTTGATGCAGCTCGTTGGGGCGGTGAAAGCGGAGTATGACGCGCTGTCTCAGAAGGAGCGCCCGGTGGAGATTCTGGTTGACTCTATCGGTATTGGTGCCGGCGTAACGGATCGGTTGATGGAGTTGGGGTTGCCGGTGGTGGGGATCAACACCAGTGAGAGTCCGAGCATGGGTGGCACTTATGCGAATCTGCGTGCCGAGTTGTGGTTCAAGACCAAGGCGTGGTTTGAGGCGCGCAACGTGTGTGTTCCGAAGGATGATTTGTTGCTAGCGGAACTGGTAGCGGCCAAGTACAAGTTTACGAGCTCTGGAAAGATGCAGATTGAGAGTAAGGATGCGATGAAAAAGAGGGGATTACCGAGTCCTGACCGGGCGGATGCGTTGTGTTTGACGTTCGCCGGTGATGCGGCGGTTGCGTTGTTCGGGCGTCATGCGGCGGGGAGCTGGCACCAGCCGATCAAGAGGAATGTGAGGGGCATAGTTTGATGCGTACATCTAAGAAGTTGTTGATTGGTTTATTGCTATTTTTCATGCACTCGGCGTTCGCTCAGAACGTCGCTTTTCTGGTGAGTATGGAAGTGACCGGCATGACGCAGCAATGCGTGTACGCGTTCGGTGCAGATCGGTACACGTTGACGATTGCGGCGCATGAGAACTGCGTGTTGTCGATTATCGTGGATTGATTTGATGATGCGCTTTGAGCGCATCATCAGGTAGTTGGTTGGCGCTGCGGTAGAATGTTGTCCACATAAATCGCAGATTTGGAGATTTCTATGCCCAAATATCCTGATTCAGTGATCGGGCGCAGACAGGCTGCTGCCGAGTTGATGGGGGTGTTGGCCCGCCAGGAAGTGGTCAAGGCTGCGGAAGGCGAGCGCAGAAACGGATCGGCTCCCAAGAAGAAAGCCAAAACCAGCAGACGTTCCAAGTCCTGATGCCTCGGCATTTCCCCAGTTTGTTGCGGGATGATATTCCATTGTCGCCGGCCGACCGGCGCGCATGGCAATTAGCCAGGGAACAGGAGATCAGAGACAGGGAACAGGAGAGCAGGGACAGGGCTATTCTCCCTCGGTTAAGGGATATGGCCGGTGATGCCTGGCGCTCTTTTTCGGATGTGCCGATTGTGCCTGGGTCGCGTACCAGGGTTGGTGATGTGCCGGGAATGGCGGCTGATCTGGGGCCGGGTCTTTTGGAGTTTGCTCGATACCAGCCATTGATTTCTGGTGACGTTGCGGAGGCGGCGCATTTCGGCAAGGGCATCGTCACTGATCCAGAGTACCGGCGGGAGTTTGCCGAGCCGGTGCCGCTATCTCAGAGCTGGAGGGATGCTGTAAGTTCTGCCGCGTCTCCTATCTCTGGGTATCTTGACCGCGCTCCCATGGAGTTTGCGAGAGGGGTCACGCAGCTTTTAGACGATCCGTTGAGCTTGCTTCCGTGGCACCCAGGCGACCTGAATGAGCCGCAAATCGACGCGCTTGCGACGGTGCTTCCTGGTGGCCTGGGCGCGACGCAAGTGGTTAAGGGCAGAAGGGCTACTCGTGAGGTAACCGAGGATCTCGCAGCCCGGAGGCTGCGAGATCAAGAAGCGGCCGATGCGGGTGCCGGTACACGGCGTGCCGCCACCGGCCAGTATATAGGCGCCCCGAAGGGGATTGCCTCTCCTCGTTCTCTGGAGACGATGCGGAAGAACTACATAGATCATGTTGTGGAGGGGTTATCGGGCAGGAATTGGTATGCGGATGCAAGTGATTGGGCGCGGTCGGTTACGAGCAACGTCGATGAAGCTGAGAAGCTGGTCCGAATGTTGGCGGCGACTTCCCCGGACAATCGGGTGCTGACCAACCTGTTGCATACCGTGAAGGGGCTCAACCAGGACGCTGTAGGCGCGATGATTAATACCGGGCGTTTCCCGAACAAGATGCGGCCGCAACTTGAGGCGATTCGGCGTGGCGAGCCAATAGCTGGTGGTTCTAAGGTTGCCCCGTTCGCCGAGAATTTACGAGTGGCATGGGATCCAGACATCTCGCACCAACCTGTTCACGACATCTGGCAGGGGCGAGTTTTCGGTTACGAGCATCGGCCGGCCAAGGTGTATCCGACCAGATCAGCGGCGCTGCTCTCTATCACTGACAGGAAGGGAAAGATCGCCGGGCGCGTTTACGAGGACGGCGACGGGTTCCGGGTTGCGAAGCCGTGGAGCGGAGGGTTCGCTCCGACGCAGCACGAGTTCATGGACCGCGAAATGGAGGAGATTGTACGCCGCTTAAACGTTGCCAAAGTAGGTGGCCATTCGGCTTGGACGCCGTCACAGGCTCAAGCCGCGGCCTGGAGCGGTGCAAAGATCCGGGCTGGTGAAATAGATCCGAGAGACGCCGCGGCGCACTACGGAACGTTAGCTCCCAGGTTTATGGCAAACGTAATTGATGAGCAGATCCCCGGAGCATCATTGACGCGCACTGGCCATCTTACCGGCATTGAAAACACCGGGCAGAAATTACGCGATGCGTATTCTCGTGAGGCTACCTGGGTGGACGAGGTAACTGGGAGGCACACCGCGCTCGGACTGTTGGGGCCAGTAGTGCCATCAGAACGCGCAATGGGATCTTATATTGACGAGGCCGGTCGCTACCAACAGAACCTCGGTATGGCGCACTACCCGCTGGTGACATCTCACACGCCCCGTCTTAGTGAAGACGCGGCGCGTAAGATGTGGGATCCTGAATTAGGCGGCACGATGCCACCAGAGGGGTCAAGATTGCGGGATATGCTGGACAACAGTCGGCAGACATTCGGCGACCGTGTGGGCGCTATGTTGCATGATGAGCCGACACAATTTCTCGATAGCGTGAGTGCGGGGACTGCGTTCGTGGATGCCCAGGACGCATCGGCTTGGCATTACATTTTGCCACATGGCCAGACCCAGGCATGGCAGAGGACGTCGGTCAATATCCCGCTGGATCGAGCTGCGACTCGTGCGGAAATGCGCAAGTTCACCGATATTGGAAATCGGCATGGAATGTTCGCAGTTGACAGCGGTCACGGCGTCAACCTGATAACGGATGCGTTTGACGCAGAGCGAGGCGGAATCGGCGCTGCAAGGATGAAACTGGCAAGCCCTGGTGAGGCGTTGGGACGGGAGTTGAAAGGCGGTCTGGGCCAAGAGATTGAAAGCGTACTCGGTACTCCGTATCAGCGGGTAGCCATCGAAACGGGTTATGTTGATTTCACAGCATTATGGAAAAAGGGGACAGGTTCGGGGGCGGCTACTGCGAAATTCCTAGATGATCTGGATGCGGTGCCGGCGGTCAGGGACAAGATAGAGCCGGCATTGCGGCAGAAGGCCAGACAGAATATGTTGCGAGACGCTGAGTTTGCAGAGTCCTCTGGCCTCCCGCTGCGCGATGACATACAGGAGGCCAGGAGGATTCTTTGGGAGAAAGGAATCGAAGGGCTGAGAGAGGCGCTCAAGAACGGCGTGGTACTCCCGGCGGTGGCAGGGGGTATGTTTGTTCCCCTTTTGTCTCGGCAGACTCAGCAGAACGAGAACGAGTTGATCCGAACGATTTGACGCCTACCGCGTGAGACAGGATCCAGTTCTCCTGTTCCTCAGTCGGGGTGCCAATCCATTCTCGCGAGCCGTTCGCATGGGTAACGAGTCTGTAGGGATCGTTTTCGGGGGTTTTTTTAGGTGGCATCGTAGGGCTCCTTTTTAGCTCTAACGCGGCAAGTAGGATTAAATCGCGGACAGCAATTTTAGGGAAAAACGCTGGACATAGCAACGAAATCAGGCAGGAATCGACATGGCAGAATATGAACAAACTATCCTGCCTCGTATAAGAAGTGCGGCTGGCTTGCCTGGGAGAGGGGTGCCAGAATCGGGCACTGAGTATGGGTTATTGCCGCTGCCCTACATGAGTGCATGGGAGGCACTTAGGCGAGCTGGACGAGGTGTGGAATTCGGCGATATTGGTTTTCAGCATGACCCGTTTAGAGTCACCGGGAGTGCCACAACTATGGTCCCACTCTTGGGTCGCCCGATGTACTTGGGAATGGGGGGATATTTTGAACCGAGGACTCGTGAGGCAGGGATCTCAGGGCTTGAGGCCACTTATCCTATGCGTAAAAACCGTTTTTTACAACTTCGATATGATCCGCTGACCAAGTCCTGGGGGCTTCAATTCGGTGGAAGATTAGACAGGTAATGTGGAGCAGACATGGCAGCATATGAACAAACAGAGAGCGTAGAGGTTGAGGTCGAGGTCGAGGAAGGGATGAGCGAGTCCGAGCTGGAGAATGTTCTCGCCGGCGAAATTCAAGACGCGACCGATTACATTGACAATGTGGTGTCTCCTGCTAGAGCCCTGGCCGAGTCGTATTACCTCGGCGAGCCATTTGGGAACGAGGAGGAGGGTCGCTCAACCGTCATTTCTATGGATGTGCGCGACACTGTCCAGGCGATTTTACCAAGCCTGATGCGAGTGTTTTATGGCGGCGAGCATACTGTGGAGTTTGCACCGACTTCTGCGGAGGACGTTCAGAAGGCGTCCCAGGCCACCGACTACATCAACTATATTTTTCGCCGGGACAATGACGGGTTCGCTGTGTTGTACTCGGCTTTTAAGGATGCGCTAGTCAAAGGCAGCGGATTCGTAAAATGGTACTGGGACTCAACTGACGAAATTGAATCTTATACGCTTGAGGGAATTGATGAGATTGGGTTAATTGCGCTGACCTCGGATCCGAATGTTTCGATTGATTATTTGGAGAGCCGCGCCACTTCCGAGAATGTAGATCCTGCCACTGGCGAGCCGGTGATGATTCATGATGTGCGAGTGACCAGGACACGCCCCAAAGGGCGTGTCAAGGTCACTTCTGTGCCTCCAGAGGAGATTCTGATTTCCAGAAACGCCCGTTCTTTGGAGGAGGCTGATCTGGTTGCGCATCGGCGCTATCTGACGCTTTCTGAACTGGTTCAAATGGGATATGACTACGATGAGATCGAGCAGTTTGCGACGTCCGAGGACAATTTTGACTTCAATGCGGAGTCTCGTGAGCGCAATCCCACGTTGGGGAATTCCACTGATTCGAGCGCCGATCCGACGATGCGGCGTGCGCTGTATGTTGAGAGCTACATTCGTGCTGATGTGGATGGTGATTCGGTTGCCGAGCTCAGACGCATTTGCAGCATTGGCAGCGAATACAAGATCTTTCTAAATGAGCCGGCTGAGCAGTTGCCGTTCGCGGTATTCATGCCAGACCCGGAGCCTCACACGTTTTTCGGACTGTCCATTGCAGATGTGACGATGGATGTCCAGAGAATCAAGTCGATGGTATTGCGCTCGAGCTTGGACTCGTTGGCGCTTTCGACCCATCCGAGGGTTGGCGTTGTCGAGGGTCAGGCGAGCATGGACGATGTACTCAATACCGAGGTTGGCGGCATTATCAGGATGAGGAGCCCTGGTGCGGTGGTGCCCTTTTCGGTGCCATTTGTCGGGCGTGATTGTTTCCCCATGCTGGAATACATGGACTTGGTGCGCGAGAACAGGACGGGCGTGAGCAGGGCGGCGGACGGGTTGGACCCGGCTGCGTTGCAGAGTTCAACAGCTCTTGCGGTTTCTCAGACAATCCACGCAGCTCAACAGAGGACTGAGTTGATTGCCAGGATGTTCGCCGAGACGGGAATGAAGAAACTGTTTGAGGGCATCTTCTATCTGGTGAACACCCGCCAGGATGCCGAGAGGATGATTCGGTTACGCAATGAATTTGTGCCGATTGATCCGCGGGTATGGGACTCGGACATGGATGTGATTGTGAACGTCGCGCTTGGCAGGGGAACTGAGGAGGAGCGCATTGCGATGCTGATGCAGATCGCCGGCAAGCAGGAGCAGATCCTCACGACGATTGGGCCTGATAACCCGCTCGTCTCGATTGAGAATTACTACCAGACTCTACGCCAGGTCATAGAGCTCGCCGGGTTCCAAGACACGCAGAGATTCATTTCCGATCCTGCTGATTACCAGCCGCAGCCACAGCAGCCCAAAGAGCCAACCATTGATGAGCAGTTGATTCAGGTGCAGACGGAGGACATTCAGGCTGACATACTCAAGAAGCAAGCGGAGCTTGAGCTCAAGCGAGAGGACATGATTATGCGTGACGACAGGGAACGCGATAAGACCGAAATGGAGGGCGAGTTGCGCGCTGCCGAAATCAACGCTCGCTATAACGCATCGGTGAATACCGAGGAGATCCGTGCAATCGCCGCTCGTGATCGGAAATTGATCGAACAGGAAACGGCCGTGGAAACGGCGGTTGTGAGGAACTTGAAATAACCCTGTAAAATATTTGCCGATGAAATCCATATATGGATTGCAATGAGTGACCCCCTGGCCCTCGGCGACCGAATAAAGGAATGGCTGGACGATTCTGTTTTTCAGGAAATTCTGGCTCAAGCCGAATCGGAGTGTTACGAGGAATGGGCCGCTGCCGACACGCTTGATAAGCGTGAGCGGATTTACGCGGAAATCAAGGGTGCTCAGAGATTTTTGAAAAGGATGCGCGCCGCTGTGGATAACGCGCATCTCATCAGACATCGACAGAAGGAATAAACATGGAAACTCCTAGCGGACCCATCGATATCAATGAAGCAGCGCGCTTTCTGCTGGACAGGCAACTGGAACAGGAATCCAAGGACAATCCTGACCAGGCGCAAGTCGAAAAACGGGCGACTGATGAAGCTGGCGCGATTGACGCGCCAGCGGTTGAGGACAGAGAGGCAGAGGACACTTCGGACGAAGAGCTCTCCCTTACCAATGATGCCGAAACCGAAGAGTTGAGCGAGGAGGCAGACGATGAGGAATTAGTCGAGGAGCCCGTATACGCTGTCAAGGTTGACGGCGAGGAACACGAGGTCCACCTGGACGAACTGCTCAAGGGCTACTCCCGCACAGCTAATTACACGAGAAAGAGCCAGAAGCTCTCTCAGGACCGTGGTGCGCTGGACGAAGATCAAGGCGCGCTTTTGAATGAACGCAATGCGTTTGATGCTGAGAGAAACGCTCTGGCTCAAGAGCGTTCGCAGTACGCCGAGCTGCTGCCCGGACTGCGGAAACGAATTGAATTGATGGATTCTGAGGAACCTGATTGGGATGCCTTGTTGGCGCAGGATCCTGGGAACGAGACGAAAGTTTTGCTGGCGCAGCGACAGTTTGACCAGCAGCAGAAGGCCCGGAAAGATCAGCTCAGTGCTGTGGACTCCGAGCTCGAAAGGCTGAGAAAAGCTGAAGCTGATGAGTACCAGAAAAAAATCGGTGACTATGTTGCCGCTGGCAGAGCAAAACTTCGTCGAGATATTCCAGGCTGGAGTGAGGACACGGTCTATCAGAAAGAGGCCGAGGAGATCTCCAGGTACTTGCTGAACAAAGGTGTCTCGGAACAGGAGATTGCCGCATTGATCCGCCCTGAGTTTATCGAAATGGCGAGGAACTCGATGCTGTATGAGCGCGGTGTTAAGAGATCTCAGAAAACCAGGAAAAAAGCATCGACGGATAAAACGGTCGTTCGCCCTGGTAGTGCCAAGAGCACCAAAAAACCATCCTCGGTTCGCAAAAAACGCTCTTACCAAAAGTTGCAGAAAACGGGCAAGCTGGACGATGCCGTGGATCTGATGGAACAGCTCCTCTAGCTTGTAAGGCAAAATTTAGTAAGAGAGGATTTTTCTTATGGCTATTATTAGTAATACCTTCACCAGATATTCAGAGATCGGGATCAGAGAAGAGCTCATGGATGTCATATTCAACATTTCTCCGCACAAGACGCCGTTTGTGAGCAATATGTCACGCGATACCGTGCACAACACGTTTTTCGAGTGGCAGACTGACTCTCTCGCAGCCGCGGCTACCAACCAGCAGATCGACGGCGATGACCTTACGTCATTCACCGCGGTCACGCCGACGTCACGGCTCGGCAGTTACACCCAGATCATGCGCAAGGATTTCATCCTCGCGGACAACCTGGCGGTGATTAACGCGGCCGGTCGGAAGTCCGAGCGTGCTTACCAACTAACAAAAAGTGGAAATGAATTAAAGCGTGATATCGAGTGGAACTTCTTGCAGAACAACTACGCCCAGGCTGGGTCGACTTCATCAGCCAGAGTGACGGCTGGTCTGCCGGCGTACATCCGAACGAACAGCAGCCGCGGAACGAGTGGCGCTGATCCGACGGTGTCGGGTGGCATTGTTAATGCCGGCGCGACGAATGGTACGCGGAGGGCTTTCACGGAAGCAATGCTGACCACGGTTGTGCAGGAGACTTACACCCAGGGTGGAGAACCTTCAGTTCTGATGGTCGGGCCGTTCAACAAGACCAAGGTGAGCGCGTTCACGGGAGTCGCCGCACAGCGATACATGGCTCCCAGCGACAAACCTACGACTATCGTGGCGGCCGCGGATATTTATTTATCCGATTTCGGCAGTTTGAGCGTCGTTCCGAACCTGTTCCAGAGAGAGCGCGAAGCGTTCGTCCTGAACATGGATCTGCTGGCGATGTGTGTCTTGCGACCAATCGAGAACAAGGAACTGGCCAAAACGGGTGACGCCACTAAGGAACTCATCATATTTGAGGGCGGTCTACGGGTTGACCAAGAGGCGGGGCTCGGCATCATTGCCGATCTAACTTCGTCCTAGGTCTTGTAGCGGGTTGAGTGGATGAGTTGCGGAGAGAGGCAAAGCCTCTCTCCGCTTTTTTATGGTGCGGTAAAATGGTGGTAGCTTTTCTCCACATCTGGTGAACAAATGACAAAGAAGCGACTGTTAGACGCCGATCCTATAGCCAAAACCAAGACAAATTTTTTGTATGAGGAGTCGACCTCTGGACGCGAGTCGGACGACTCAATCGTGATTGAGCACGAGCAAGACGTCACCGATATTTTGAAGGACAACAAGGCGAAGGCAAACGAAATCGACAGGCACCAGCCGCACGGCAATATGTCCAAAGTCGCCTCAATACCGATGGTGATTTTTCACGACTTGAAGAAGAAGGGGATTCTCGACGACGAGAAGCGTTTCAAGCAATGGCTGAACGACCCGGATAACCGGGCGTTTCGGACCAGGGGCGGGCGTGTCTGATGGCGATTGGCACGTTTGACGAGCTGAAAACCTCGATTGGAGATTGGCTGAACCGTGACGACCTGACGGCGGTGATTCCAGACTTCATTACTCTGGCAGAGGCTCAGTTCAACCGCTCGATCAGGCATCGAAAGATGGTGGCCAGGTCAACTGCGACGATTTCGGATCGGTACTCCGCAACGCCTTCGGATTGGATGCAGACGGTGCAGCTCCAATTAAATACGGATCCGATAGATCCACTGGTGTATTTGACGGTCGAGATGTTGAACAAGAAGCGGTCAGGCAGTAGTGCGGGCGGACGTCCGAGGTATTTCACAATGGTTGGAACCGAGATTGAGGTCTACCCATCGCCAGATACTTCATACACCGGCGAGATTATTTACTATTCCAAGGTGCCGGCTCTGAGTGACAGCAACACGACGAACTGGTTGCTGACGTTGAGCCCTGACATTTACCTTTATGGCACGCTTATTCAAAGCGCGCCATATCTGCGAGACGACGAGAGAACGGCCGTATGGGCGACTCTTTATACTAGGATGGTTTCGGACATGAACGTCAGCGACGAAAGGTCGAGAGGACAAATCAGCATGAGTATGCAATTTGCACCGTTACAATGATTGGTACATCTGTTTTTGGCGAAGTAGGCTCGGTCACGGTGCGCACGACTCAGAATCGCGGGTGGACGCCAGAGGAATTGGCCGACCACGCGATGGAGCGGATCCTGGCGATTTCAGAGAGTGCAACGCCAGAGGTGCGTGCCCAGGCACAGGCGTTTCGGGACAACATTCACGGGGTGATTGTCAGCGCGTTGAAACAGGCGGTCCTGAGTGACCGCACGACGCTCTACAATCTTTTGGCTCAGCAGGGTCATAACGATTTGGCAGAGATAATTCGGAAATTAGGAGACTGACATGGCTAATGCCCTGTGCACGAGCTGGAAGGTGGAGATTCTCCAAGGACTCCACAATCATACGAGTGGGTCCGGGGGAGGATCCGCGACGACGGGCAACGCGTTCAAGATCGCGTTATACACGAGCTCCGCTTCGCTGAGTGCAGCGACGACCGCGTACTCGGCGACGAACGAAGTTTCTGGAACAAACTATTCCGCGGGAGGGGCGGCGCTTACGAACGTCACGCCGACTTCAAGTTCAACCACGAGTTTTCTGGATTGGGCCGACGTAACATGGTCGTCATCCAGCATCACAACACGATTTGCGCTTGTTTATAATTCGACCGTTTCAAACAAGGCCGTGTTGGTGCTGGACTTTTCCAGCGATCAGACGAGCTCAAGTGGGGACTTGACCATAAGCTGGCCCACGGCCGATGCCAGCTCCGCCATAATTCGCATTGCCTGACGGGTAGAGAAGTGTGGCCGATGGCAAAATTGTATGGCAGGGATGGTCCTCCAACACGCAGTCGTATGGATCAGGCGAGTGGGGTGAAGGTGTCGCCAATAACTTCGGCGCAACCGCCTCGGTCGGAAGCGTCTCCATTTCAGGAGCCGCAAACATTTCCGTTACCGGCGTTTCTGCGACCTCTGCCGTGGGAACTCCTGTTATTGGTGTCAGCGTTACTATTTCTCCTGACGGCTCGGTTGGCACTAGCGCTGTTGGCACTCCTGGTATCAGCGGCGATGCAAATGTCGCGCCTTCTGGTGTCGCTGGCACAACGGGTGTCGGCACACCCACTGTTTCTGTCGATGACACAATATCTGCGACGGGAGTCGCGGCTACTTCTGGCGTTGGCACTGTCACCGTATCGGGTGATGCAAACATTTCACCAAGCGGGGTTGCGTCTACTTCAGCCGTTGGCAGTCCTGCGGTTGAAACTGGCACCACAATTTCGCCAAGCGGAGTTGAGGCTTCAACCGCTGTCGGGACAGTTTCGGTCACGACTTCGGAGAACCTGGAAATCACAGGAGTGGAGGCCACGACAAGCATCGGCAATGTCGTGGTGTGGTCGCGCCCATCTGGCGCGAGCACGAGCTGGAGTGAGGAATCTAGCGCAAGCACCGATTGGACTGATGCCGATGCTGCTTCGACAGATTGGACAAAAGTGGCGTAGTTCATAACTTTTTGAGGAACGACAATGGTTGACACCTACACGAATGATTTGCGGATCCGCGAGCAGACGGTCGGCGGTAACGACGGCACCTGGGGCGGCTACCTGACAACGTCTCTGACCAACATAGCCGAGGCTTTCAGCTATGGGACGGAGAACATGGGCTCCGATGCAAACACGACGATCACAATAGCCGACGGCACATCGGATGAGGCCCGGAGTTTGTTTTTGAAGATCACCTCGACCACCTTGTCGGCGACCCGAGAAGTGACTCTTGCGCCAAACACTGTGAGTAAGTTGTGGCTCATAGAGAACGCGACTACTGGTTCTCAAACCATCACCATGAAAATGGGATCGGGAGCAACGGTCGATATTTTGAATGGCGAGACGAAGATGATCTACACCGATGGTGCTGGATCAGGCGCAAAGGTCGTCAATGCGCTGACGGACCTTTCGGTTGCTGGCGGATTTACTGTTGCCGCAGACCTTGACGTTGATGGTACGTCCAATCTAGACATCATGGATGTAGACGGCGCTGTCAACTTTGCAGCAGACGTAACTTATGCAGATGGTGCAGACATAATCACCGCGTCAGCAGGAACCTCTAACTTTAGAGCAGGTGTCAACGCTGGTAACAGTATCGAAAGTGGCGGTAACTATAACGTCTGTGTAGGCGATGAAGCTGGTACGGCGATTACTACTGCTGATGGTTGTGTGGCAGTCGGGGCATTAGCTGGTGATGCAGTCACTACGGGAGGAAATACAACAGCAATAGGTTATCAATCTGCAACAGCAGTAACGACAGGTATTAATAACACGGGAGTAGGTGCTTTTTCTTTATCTACTGAGACTACGGGTAATTTTTCAGTAGCTATAGGAGTTGGGGCTTTAGAGACACAAAACTCCACTGGTGGGGAGAATTCTTATAACACAGGTATTGGTTACTCTGCGGGTAATCTAATAACCACAGGCGTTGATAATACATTTATTGGTGCTTTGGCAGGTGATGCTACTACTACATCCAATTACAACACAGGAGTTGGTTCAGGGGCTTTAGGACTTAACACCACAGGAGCTACTAATACTGCTGTGGGTAGGAACTCTTTACGAGATTGCTCAACTGGGTCAAATAATAGCGCCCTCGGTGACAATGCCTTAAATGCTGTGACTGAAGGCGGGACTAACGTAGGAATTGGGAACTCAGCGGGTTCTTCTGGTGTTGGACTTACAACTGGCTCTCAAAATGTCATTGTTGGTGATTATTCACATACATCTGCGGTTGATAGTACAAATCAAATCGTCATGGGCTACAACGTGGTAGGCTCAGGAAACGGAACAATAACGGTGGGCAATGCCACCACAGATTCCACCATGACATTGGGTGGAACCACATGGTCAGCACCTTCTGATTTACGCTACAAGAAGAACATTGAAGATTCTACAGCGGGTTTAAGTTTTATTAATGACCTTAGACCAATTACGTTTGAATGGAAAAATGAGGGTGATTTACCTGAAGGACACAACGCAAGAGTAGAAGGTTCCACTACACCATATAACAACCCAAATACCAATCACGGATTTGTTGCTCAAGAAGTCAAGACGGCCATAGATAACCACTCTGAAATAAAAAATGGTTTCAGTATGTGGAGTGAAGATGAAGCTGACGACAAACAAAGAGTAGCAGACGGATATTTAGTACCGATGCTTGTAAAAGCAATCCAAGAGCAAAGCGCATTAATCACAGCATTAACGGATCGTGTAACGACATTAGAAGGATAAGAAATCAGGGTGAGAGAAAAATGGATTAGGTAAAATGGATCTGAGCGGTTTTATGTTGGATGGGTACGGGAATATTTCGATGAGTCTCGCTTCCCTGGTTGCCGTGGCTATCTTGGGAGGAACTTTTTATGGCGAGTTCCAAGAGCTCAAAGAGCACTTGGAACTGGATATGCACCCAAGAACCCAAGAAATTTTGGAGGCGCAAGGCAAACAACTAGACACGGTGATGATTATCTTAATTCGCGGAGAGATTGCGTCGTATGTGTCCAGAATTTGCAACCGCTCTGGGAGCCCGAACGTGCGCAGTTGGCAATCTGAGCTGAACCGTTTGCTGACGCAATACGAGGCATTGACGAATACCCCCTATGACGCAGCACTCTTGGAGTGTGAGTGATTAAATTGCTGGACACCCTTATCGGTCCAGTGACATCGATTCTGGACAAGGTTGTCACCGACAAGGATGAGCGAGCCAGACTTGCTCATGAGATTGCGACTCTTGCAGAGCGCAATGCTCATGAGGTAGCTCTCGCCCAGGCCGAGGTCAATGCAGTTGAGGCCGGTTCAAAGAGCGTCTTTGTGAGTGGGTGGAGGCCGGCTGCGGGATGGGCTTGCGTCACCGGCATGGCGATGAATTTCATTGTTTTGCCGCTGGTGAATCTGGCCCTGGCGATTGCCGATTCCGAGGTTCGGATTGAGAATCTGGATCTTTCGGTGATGATGCCAGTGCTGATCGGAATGTTGGGATTGGCGACGAACAGGACTGTGGAGAAACTGAAAAACGTAGCATCTGGATGAGCGACAAATTGATATCAATGCTTAAACGACACGAGGGCTCCGAAAAACACGCTTACCAGTGTCCAGCCGGCCATGCAACGATTGGCGTTGGGCGCTGCATTGAGAGTGGGGTCGGCCTGGGTCTGACAGATGAGGAGATCGAGTATCTGTTGGCGAACGACATTGCGCGAACTCGTGCAGAGTTGTCGTCCGAATATGCCTGGTTTGATGATCTGGACCACGTTCGACAGGACGCGATGATCGATATTGCGTTCAATCTCGGAGCTACGAAACTGAGGAAATTTCGCAAGGCGCTTTCAGCGATGTCGCTGTGGCATTTTGACCTGGCGGCGAGTGAATTTGCGAACTCCCGGTGGAGTTCGCAAGTCGGTCAGCGCGCCGAGGAGCTTTGCGAAATGATCGCAACGGGCGAGTATAAAACATGGCATTAGTATCGTTATCGATGCCGCCCGGAATCGTGAAGGGCGGGACGCCGCTCCAGGCCACCGGGTATTGGAGTGACGGCAATCTCGTCAGATGGCGAGATGCAATCATGCAGCCAGTTTATGGATGGCGAGCTCGCACGACGTCGGCAATGACCGGCGTGTGTCGAGCGTTGTTGCCCTGGAAGGATAATTCCGCAGTTCGCCGGGTCGGCGCTGGCACCCATAGCAAGCTCTACCACATTTCACAGACTGATACCGTTAGCGACATAACGCCGGTCGGCTTTACTGCTGGCGCTGCTGATGCGGTTCAGAACCTCGGTTTTGGTGGGGTGACTTACGGCTCTGGATTTTGGGGCATCCCTCGCGAGGATCAGGGCGTCTACACGCCGGCGACCACCTGGAGCCTGGATGCGTGGGGGGAGTATCTTTTGGGTTGCGCAACATCTGATGGGAAGATCTACGAGTGGCAACTCAATACAGCCGTTGTGGCGGCTGTATTGAGTAACGCACCGACAAGCTGTACCGCGATGGTCGTGACCGAGGAGCGGATCGTTTTTGCATTGGGTGCCGGCGGGGTGGGCAACAAGATCAGTTGGTCAGACCAGGAGGCCAACAACACCTGGACGCCGGCAGCGACAAACCAGGCTGGCGACTTCACTTTGCAGACCGCCGGCAACCTGATCGACGGGAAAAGAGTGCGTGGTCAAACGCTTTTGCTGACTGACATCGATGCGCACGCAGCCACCTACGCTGGTCCGCCCTATGTCTACGGGTTCCAGAAAGTCGGCAATGGTTGCGGAACAGTGTCCGCAAATGCGTGTGCAGTTGCGGACCAATTTGCGGTGTGGATGGGTCTGAATTCGTTCTTTATCTATGACGGCGGCGCGGTCAGGTCATTGCCGAGCTCCGTTGGCGATTATGTTTTCCACGATATGAACCTGACGCAACGGAGCAAGGTTTACGCCGTGGTCAATTCTGAGTATTCGGAGATTTGGTGGCTCTATCCATCACAGACAACATTGGAGTGCGACAAGTACGTCGCTTGGAACTATAGGGACAATTTCTGGATGGTTGGTGAGGTAGCAAGAACGGCGGGATGTGATTCTGGTGCGTTTGTGTACCCGCTTATGACCGACAGTGGCGGGATTCTATATGACCACGAGGTCGGTTTTGATTACGACTCGGCGACTGTTTTTTGTGAGACTGCGCCAATCAAGATTGGCCAGGGCGACCGAATGATGGTGGCGACGAACCTGATCCCAGATGAATCGACGCAGGGCGACGTCACGGCGAAATTTAAGACGCGCTTTTACCCGAATGGCGATGAGACAACTCATGGACCGTTCACGATGACAAATCCGACGTCTGTGCGGTTCCAGGGACGCCAGGTCGCGTTCCGAGTCGAGGGTGCTGTCTTGGGTAACTGGAGGGTTGGAAATATGAGGCTTAATGTGGTGGCTGGTGCGGGGCGATGACGATGCGTTTACCACCGTCGCCCGTTGACTATGTACTTTCGACCGAGCAGCAGCGGAACTTGACGATTGAGCTAGCGGACAAGCAGAACCACAAGAAGGATCAGGATGTGGAAATTGGAGCGGCGAGGTTGGTTTTGCGAGCTCCGAACGGAACTCGATGGTCGGTCACGGTGGACAATTCAGGCAACCTGGGGACAACAGCACTATGATTTTATATTCGGAAACGCCTGAGAAAATAATGGATCCTCTCAGGTTCGTCATCGAGCGTGCGTTAAAATATACGCGTGGTACGCACAGATATGGAGATTTGGTTGAGGGGATCCGATCAGGTGAGTTCCAATACTGGCCCGCGAAAGAATCTTTTGTGATAACGGAGTTTCTAAACTTTCCCCAGAGGCGCGCTTTAAATTTGTTTTTGTCCGGGGGTTCCCTTGACGAAATTCTCAAAATGGGGCCAGCCCTTGAGAGTTTCGCAAGGGTCACGAATTGCGACATGGTGATTTTGGGTGGGAGACGAGGCTGGAAAAAGGTGATTGAAAAACACGGTTTTGAGGAGTCGTGGACTATGTTCGCGAAGAATCTCTCATGAGCTTTGGCGGTGGGCAACCCGGTTACGGCGCTCCCCCTCCTGGCTATTGGACCCCTCCTGGTTACGGTCCCCAGGGTTATGGGGCTCCACAGGGCAACTTTTACGGCTCATCTTTTGCCAATAGATCGCCTTTTGCAAATAGATCTCCTTTCGGATCTAGATCGCCTTTTGGTTATGGTCCCGGCATGAATTCCAGAATGGCTCTGCCGCCGAATCAAGGCCCAATCTCCGCACCCCCTGATGCGGTGGCGGCAGGGTCGTTACTTCCAGTGAATCCGGGGTTGGATCCCCAGATCACTCCGCGGGTGAATCCGGGGTTTGTTCCTCAAGTGACGCCGCTGCCGGGGATTTTGGGATCGCCGATTGTTCCTCCAGTTGCTCCGATTCCAGCTTCGCCAATACCGACGTTTTCTCAGATTTCACAATCTCTGGACCCGTCATTTCAGGGTCCATCATTTCAGGGACCTGTGAACCCATCATTGCCGACGTTTTCTGAGATTTCGCAGTCTCTAGAAGAATCTCGGCCGGTGTACGAGTCTAGTTATGACCCTTTTGACGAACTCACATACAAACGTCCGCGCAGGGCCGATTACGATGCGGAAACTGGGTACATGGAATACGTTAAGGATTTACGAAGATTCCGCAGAAGTCAGGGACAGCCAGAACCGCCGCAACGCGACCAACGGGAACTCGCGGAAATCATGCTGCGTTCTATTGGCAGGGAAGACCTGATTCCCCGGTGATGACCAAGGAGAGCTTTAGATGAGTTTTGGTGGAGGCACACAGAGAAGCACCAGTACCAGCGGTACGAAGTTTGACCCGCAGCTCAAAGGGGCGTTTTTAGATACATACAAGCGCGGTCAGGCCATCGCCGATATGCCGTACCAAGGGTACGCGTGGGACAGGATGCTCCCGTTTTCTCCGTTGGAGCTGGAGGGAATGGGCGGCGTTGTCTCTCGATCACGCTACGGCGGCAGACCCGAGGTGGAATCTGCGATTTCAAGCGCCTACGACGTCAGTCAGTTTCGTCCGAGCGACACCAGTTATTTGAATCCGTACATCGATCCGCTGATCCAGGCGACGGTAAGTGACCTGGAGCGCAGCCGGCAGATGCGCCAACAGCAGATCGGTGGAGAGGCCATCGCTGCGAGGGCTTTTGGAGGTGCTCGGCATGGGTTGCGGGAAGCGGCAGTCGATGAGGCAAGCGCACGCGCCGAGGCAGATGCGGTTGCGCAGCTCAGATATGACATGGCTCGCACTGGAATTGGCGCGGAGGGCGATGCAGCTCGCACGCGCCTCAGTGGAGCGCGCACTCTTGCTGACCTGACGACTGCTGAACAGTCAGCTCGTTATGCCGACGCAATGCGTGTCGCCCAGGTCGGCGAAGCTATGCGCGGGATGGACGAGCGATTCATGGAGGACCGCTATCAAAGATTCCTCGAAGAACGCGATTTTCCATATCGCGGCCTAGATGTTTTGCGTGGTGTAACTGGAATTCTTCCATCGCCGGCGCAGCAGTTTGCTAGAAGCAGTTCGCGGGGTTGGGACGCCGAGGCGACATTGCCGGGGAAATGGTTTTGATGAGGATGGTGAGGTATGGCTGAGAATGTTTTCCGCACATTGACACCGGGTCAGCGCGGCGGCTTGTTGCGCCGACCTGTTTCTGGCCAGGATATGCGCTCGATGGGTCGCTTCAACCCGGCGCAGCTTCAAGCGCGCCGCTCCGCGCAAAGACTCGGAAACGGCGCTGTCTCTGGACGGGCGGTTGATCCCTCTCGGCTCACCCCGGAGCAGGAACAGGCGCTCATTGCTGTGGGTCTGAATGGGTTTGCGACAGGAGGCCAGATGCCTCCTGTCGTAGCATCTACCGTAGCCGAGCCAGAGAGTTTGACGTTCACCCAAAGGTGGATGCCTGGGTTGTGGGAGTCTCGTCAGGGGATAAGGGAAACAGAACGGGCGATGGCAGAGCGTGAGAGAAGGGAAGCGGCGATGGTGGGTATTCCTGATGCCCTGGATTTCAACCCGCAACAGCGAACAGTCTGGGACATTGTCTCGCCGGCAGACCAAGTGACAATGGCGCAAAGATCGGCTTTTCCAGAGCTATCTAGGGCGACGTCGGCAACGGGATCGCTAGAGCCTAGAGTTCAATCTACCCAAACTCTGGAGGATGGAACCATTGCTCTGATAATGACTGACGGGACCGTCCAGTTCCCATCGGGAGAGAGTGGCGGACGGTTGGAAGCCCGCGGCTTCGCTTTGAGAACCATTGATGGGGCAGAGGGCACGCTGGTGTTTGATCCTCTAGGGGGAACAACCCTAAGAGATCCCGAAGGCAATCTGGTCAATTTAGCCTCTGCCGAGGGGATACGCATTCGGAAATCCCTAGAGGCCCAAGATGTAGCCGCTGCGACAGAGGTCGGCAGATCTACTGAGGGGCAAAATACGTTATTTATTCAAGACGCATGGTCGGGGGTCAATGCGAGGCCCAACTTGGTCAGGGCTATTGAGTTGACGCACTTGGTGGATACAGGTGGGTTTCCCAGAGCTGCCCTAGCGGTGAAGAACTTCTTTGGGGTCACTGGAGCAGATGAAACCGAGCTTTCTAACAATCTTGGCAAGGCTGTGTTATCGCAACTTAGGGCGACATTCGGCGCTCAGTTTACGGAAAGAGAGGGTCAATTACTGCTATCTATAGAGGCTAACATTGGCAAGTCAACTGAGGGTAATAGGGTTCTTTTGGAAAGAGCTTTGAGGCTGGTAGATCGTACTATTGATAGAGGGATAAGAGCAGCCGAAAGACGAGGGGACACGGCTACGGTAGACGAGTTAAGAAGGGAAAGAGAGTTCATGCTAGTTCCTGATGTGTCAGGAGAACCGCTGCCGTATATGCCTATGCTTGAGGAGCAGCCATAATTATGGAAGTCACAAATGACGATCAAGCTAGAGCGGTTTACGCTCAGTTGCGTGCTTACGATGCGGGTGGCCAAGACATAACCGATACGCAGTACCGAGAGGGCAGAACCGCTCTTGAGTCATATCTAGCTGCGAACCCTCATCTAATGGGGGGCACAAGTACCCCCCAAGAAAGTCCAGAGGCGGCTGCGCCGTCTCCAGGCGTATGGGGAACTTTCAAAGAGGACATCCGAACGGGTAACCCATTCGAGCGTGCTCTATACAATCTGCCATCGAGCACGATGCAGCTGGGCAAGGACTTGATTACGCCGTTTCTGCACCCGATCGAGACAGCAGATTCTCTCGTCTCTCTCGGCAAGGGGATTTATCAGCTCGCAATTCCTGGGGAGCATCCTGACGAGGCGACCGCCATAGCGGTCGGCGAGTTCCTGGGAGAAAGGTACGGCGGTCTGGAAAACATCAAGGAGACATTCGCCAACGATCCCGCGGGGTTTTTGGCCGATCTTTCTATGGTAATGACCGGCGGGGCTGGTCTTGCCGCCAAGGTTGGCGGACAGACGGCGAACATTGCGTCCACGGTCGGGCAGGTGGGCCGCGCTATTGACCCGGTATTAGCCGGGGTTCGGGGAGCCGGGGCAACAGTGGGCGGTGTTGGCACAGCCGCAGACACGCTGCTCGGGCTAACGGCCGGCCTACCGGGTGGCCCACGGGCGGTGCGCAACATTCGGAGAGGGGAGCAATTAACAGCAGATGACCCGACTCGTGCTGCGGACAGGAGTGCCCAACTCTCCAGAGCCCTGAGAGGGGAAGAGGATCTTCTAGGGGTTGTTGACACCATAGAAGATGGTCTAAGGAAAACGCAGCGTGACGCGTCCAGCACATTCGGAAAGGCGTTCAAGGAGTTGGAGTTAGAAAATATCCCAGTGAAGCTGGACGACATAGAAGCTCCTATCAGAGCGGAACTGGCCCTTCAGGATGACATTGGTGCGTTTGGCAGGGGGACTAATGCTTCTCCGGGCGAACTGGCCACATACCAGCAAGTGTTCGATCTGATTGCGGACAAGCGCAGAATCCACGGTGATACGATAACCGCGGACGTACTGGATCAGATAAAAAGAAGTATAGATAAAAGCTGGAAGAAGAATGTACCCACTGACGACGGAGCATTTATAGCGCGAACCGCAATCCGGGGTACTGTTAGGAACAAACTCAGCGAGGTTTCTCCCGGTTACAGCGACGTCATGCGCCCATACCATCAGTTTCAAGACATGACGACAGCCATGAGGAGGGATCTGAGTCTCGCTAACAGGGGTAACATCAATGTGAACACTGTGGCGCGGAAGGCTCTTTCTATTTTGAGGGACAACGCATCGACGAATTTCGGTCTGCGGGCTTCGTACATTGATGACCTGGAGAGGCTGGCCGGTATTGACGTTCTCCCTACGATTGCTGGAGCTGGTATGAGCGGCATTATGCCAACCGGGCTCCCGTCTCGGTTAGCCGGCGGGCTGATTGGTGGCCAAGCCGCCATGACGATGAACCCGGCCGCGTTGGCGGCTTTACCGTTATTCTCCCCACGAGCGGCTGCTGGCATATCGGGAGGTCTTGGGACAGTGCAGCGGGTACTGCCGTCACCGGGCGTTCTTGGGACAGCCCGAGGCGCTCGATTGGCTGGCACAACAACTCGTGGAGTTGGTCCGTTGAGTGAGGACGCGTCCAGGCCGGCGAGTTACGCAATGGATGTGTTGCTGGGCAGAACCGGGCGCTAATACAATGCCGGTTCAGAAAGTCAGAGGCGGCTGGCGATGGGGAAACTCTGGAAAGGTCTATAGCACCCGGCGCGATGCGGAGCGCCAGGGGCGCGCAGCTCGCGCCAGTGGTTACGGGAAGAATAAAAATGCCAGAACCCGATCCCGGTAAATGCTGTTCGGCAATGCGTGATGCTTTGGCAGCATCACGCGAGGATCTTCGCAGAGCTCAGTCTCGTGTGCTGTTTTTGGAACAGCACATTGCGGAACTGGCAGACCCCGATGGTGAGGGGATTGTCGTGTTCATTCCAGACGAGCGGGTGACAGCCGACTCCTGACCCGCCAGATTGCCCTGAATACCGTCAGACGCTCTCAGTTCGCCTGAGAGACGATTTCACCACTACCCCTGCACCTAGTATTCCGAAATCAGCCGTTTTTGGACTGAGAACGGCTTACCTACGCCAATCATCAGCTGAGAACGGAGCCATCAGAAGCCCGCAGAGGTGTCACTATCATGTTGACACACACTCATCGGGTGCATCATAATATCGGGGTGGAGCAAACAAAACACAGTGAAAAGAGGGAAGGTCTGATCGATCTGCAAGTCGCGTTCGTCGGCTTCTTCAAGCTGTTCATCCTGCCGCAACTCTTTTTCATTTTGGCTCTGGTCATTTTCGGATAATCAGATGAACGCGCCAGACACCACAGAAGGCTATTGGGATTGGGTCAACAAGCCCATTGGAAAGGGGCTCTTTGATGGCCCCAAGTGCCCATATTGCGGAGCGCCAGAATATGATGTCGTTCAGATTTTGGATGGGTGTTATCAGTCCGACCGACACGTTGAATTTATAACCACTAATTGCTGCGATGAAATGGAGGAGGAATTTCAAGGGCTCGTGGAGGCGTATGGATTTGCCGAGGTTACCCAACATACGAAAGTTGAACTCATCCTTGGAAAATACCTGGGCGTCCAGCGTATTTTCAATGACCCGCTGGCTTTCGATGAGCCGTGGAAAGCAGATTACGGTCTGAGCGTTGAAACCCTCGGCGGGTTCTCTAACGATGAGTTGTGGAACTCTGGAATATTTAGGCAGAAAGATGCACAAGAGTTCATCCGTGAGCACCATCGACACAATGGCCCTCCTGCTGGATGGAAGTGGGCTCATGCAATCCGCAACGGACCAGAGGTGATTGGAGTTGTTTGGGTTGGGCGTCCTGTCGCACGACAGATCGATCACACGACGGTGGTTGAGGTCAATCGTCTTTGCCTAAACCATGACTTGGACCGCCACCTAACCTGGAAAGCGGCGAGCTTGGGATATAACACGGCAGCGGATACGGCTAGGGCTAGAGGCTTTAATAGAATCATCACCTACACAAATGCAGACTTTGAGTCTGGAATATCGCTCCAATACGCAAGATGGAAAAAGGACGGGCCACCTAGCAAGGGCGGTTCATGGAACCGCCCATCGCGGCAAAGAAACACCACATCATCAACGGCACCGAAGCAACGGTGGGTAAAGATTTTGCGTACACCATCCACCCATTAACAAACCAACCAACTAGAGGGGAAATCGATGAAAATTGATCCAAAGCTGAAACTTGAAAAAATCTCAGGCGTGAAAGATGTGCGCGTACACATTCGTGACCCGCATCTGGATGTTGAAAACGAGTGCTTGGTTGCTACCGATGGCCACAAACTAATCCGCATCCCTGTTGAGGTAAGCACGGCGGATACAAGCGGTCCAGTGCCGCTTGATGCTATTAAAGATGCTCGTAAGCGCAAGCTGGAATCCGCTGAAATTGTCTGCAACGGAGATGCAACATTAGTTGATCCAACTAGCGGCAAACACCTGGCGCATTACGACCGTGTGGACTATGGAAATTTTCCAGACTACGAGCGGGTCTTGCCCGACGATTCTGAGAAGCCCATCGCCAGTGTCCACCTCAACGCTCGGTACCTGCTGGAGTTGGCTCAAGCACTATCAGTGAGGCGCGGCGAGGAACCCGTCGTTCGTCTGGACATCTTTGACGATTCCAGTGACGGCATCTCTCGCCCAGTGCGCGTTGTCTCTGAAAAAGAACCCGACCGAGTCGGCTTAGTGATGCCCTGCCGGAAATAACTTCCAACTGAGGAGCAACTGATTGGTTATCAGTCGAAACCGCTGCCAAAGGTCGGCGGTCTTGGAAAACCAACAAGGGGAAGGAAATGACTAAGATTGAACTAAACCACATTGCGGCGAGCTTGGCTGAAAATGAAATAAAAATCATTGACGGAAATGCGTGGCAGCTAATTGAGGGAACGCTTTTTACCGCGGCCGTGCTCACAGACGGAACAACTGAAGAAGATTGGGGTGAGGTTGACGATGGATTTCGTGGGCCTTACGCAAGCGCGTTCACAGGGAGTAACGAATGAAACTTCATGAAGCAGAAAGATTGTTTAACAATCTGAAAAAGGAGAATCCTGAGAAAACTTACGTTGTCAAAATGACGCGCAATGGTAAGTGCACTGTTGAAATCAAGGATTCTGAGTTAGACCGACTACATGACCTCACGCCAGAACAATCGAACATGAAGATCACTGATTTTATCGACGAAAAAGAGAGGGGAAATCAATGACCGACGCAGAACTGAAACTCATGACCGACGCGGCTGAGTCAGCGTATTTCGGGACGCGGAACTGGAAAGCCGCCTATTCAGCAGCCAACCTGTGCGCGAGGGAGAAGATAGGCAAAGTCCCCTCACGCTCTGACATTCTTGCTGCCCTAGCCAATGTTGACCGCGGCAACATCGATGCCAACTTCTGGTGGGGGAATCCACAATGAACAGGATCAAAATCCTACTAGGGGCGATTCTTGTGCTTCTGGTTCTTGGCATAGTCGGACGCATGGATTTCGACGATGAAGAAAGAGAGCGAATCCACGCGTGTGAAATGATTGCCAGCGGCGCTTGGCCGCGTGAACTGCGGGAGGACTGCTGATGAAGGATTGGAAACCAGCAGGGCGACCATCGCCCACGCCGCAAGAGATCAGGGATGCGCGCAAAATCAGATCACTGACTCAGCAACAAGCCGCGGCATTGATCTATGCGACTCAGCGCGCATGGCAGAATTGGGAACTCGGCAAACGGCGGATGCACCCCGGATTGTTTGAGTTGTTTGAAATCAAACTGAAATATTTTATAGGACGGCGACACAATGTTCCAAATTTATGTATCGAATTGGTGGAAAGAAAACCCTGATTGGCCAAACGGCTTAGAGCCTGATGGCACTGACAAGCGCAAGTTAATGAAGGTCAGCACCGAAGCGCAAGCGCAAGCGGTCTGCGCAGACTACAACTCCACACACGCGCCAGGAAGGTTGTCGCGCAAGGCAGAATATACGGAGATTCAGAGCCGTGGATGATCCGCGATGGGCGTGCGAACGCTGCGGTAGTGAGCATGACGGTGACGAAAGCGTCGTCGGGGACGACGGGCAAAATCTCTGCCCGGTGTGCGCCGTAGCAGAGGAACTCGCTGTCAACTACCCCTACGATTCGTCCGAATCGTAACTGGCGCCAAACGCTGTCCGAATCTCGGACAGCGTTTTCGCCGACCCCAAATCCCAATCGTTACGCGCCAGAAACGCTATCTCGTGTGATGTAAACGCTAGGCGTTTATGTGATCCGCTGGACTCACTCACGTTCTGAACAATGTCGCCCTGGGGCGTTTTGTACGACGCCGGTGCTGTCTCAGACAACCCCGCCGGCAACCTCTCAGCACCGACCAGTTCGGGAATCCACTGGTGATCCGGGCAAGCCTCTTTCTGATTCCTGATGGTCAGCTTCTTCTTGTGAAATCGGCAAGCCCACTCACCCTGGTCACCGTCGTTGACGATGGGCTGGGAGAATCGACAGTTTCGGCAATTAGGATGCAGGGGCGGGTGTTCTCCGAGGTAGACGCCGCGCGTGTCGGCGTCCATAAAATTCTTGACCTGATAGGCGCTCGCTCCCCATTGCCCCGGCGGCGGTGCGGTGAGTCCGAGGATCCACGCAGCGGATTCTTTGATCGTCTCGTATTCAGTTGGCCGAAACGGAATCAACTCAGAATAAATCTCACTGGTGTTCTTGTTATAGACGGTGACCCACGCTGATTCTATTTTGCTGTGCCGCTGTTCTCGCAAGGCTCCCATATAAAATTGAACCTGACCGGCGTAGGTCGAATCCCATTCAGAATACGCGCTGCGCTGCGGCGCGTCCTCTATTTCGACTCGGCTCATCGAGTCGCGCTCTTTGGCAATGGCCTCGGAAATTCGCACCAGCTTATTGAACCGCGTTGACTTGGCGGACTTGGCCTCCCAGAGATAAACACCTCCGAGCAGCGGCAGCTCCAGAATTCCATCAACGTGATATTGAACATGACCGGCGAACATACTGCCGCCGATTTGTGACCCGCGTTCCTCAGTGTGCAAATTCACTGAGGGAACCTTGAGGATCATGCTTGCGACATGATCCTCAAGCAAATGGCCGAGGGAGAAAACCCGCGTTTTATTATCATCGGCGATGGGACTCAGACACCATCGCCACGAAAGCCATTGTTCACGCGGGCACTCCCTCGCCAATGAACTGCCGCCCAAATAAGTACGCCGGCCATGAGGCCGGCGTTGAACATCAAAGATTGCTCTCAGAAGATCGTCAGGACTATGCACTGTCATTGCTATCATCGTATGCCCAATCGTCCGGGTTGTTGGCGACGGTCGACTTTGATGCGGCTTTTCGAGGCGCATCACGAGGCACGAACAAATTCACGAGGTTAGTCGGCTTGTTCGACTTCGATGAGTACCATGTCTGGACGACGCCAGTTCGCTCGCGCAGATCCGCGAGATTAGCTTCCGCATCCTCAATGGAATCCCACGCTGGCGGGATCTTCATGCCGAAGCACGCGTATGCTTGGCGCAGCCTCTCCAGGTCGGTGACGTTTGGCGAATCACCCACGGTGAGGTTAAGCCAGCAGACCACATCGACATCAGCCTCCGCTGTTTTCATAAATATCCCAACTCGCACGGTGGGATCCCCGTCACGAGTTGTCGACTCGTCCACTCTGGTGCGGTCAACGCGAACCGCGTGGTCAGTATTTTGTTCCAGTTCTGGAACGGGACCACGATCACTGAAAGTGGCGTCCAATGTGGGGGTGGCTGGCAACGCCTCGCCAAATGAAATCTTATTCATCGATTTTCTCCGTTTTCACTATTTTGGGTTTGGTGGATTTTTTGAGTTTTTGAGTCTCAGAGAACGACGCGTTGTACGCGTCGTTAAAGGATGCCCATCCGTGTCCCTTCACCATCGGGAGTTCATGGTCGCCGGTGACGGGGTCGCAAATGTCGCGCCTGGACTTTGCGTCGAATGGTCCTGATCCGCGGGTGTACAGCACACGCTCATCAGAAGATTCTCGCGCCTGTTTGGTTTTGCTGAATCCCTCACCGCGTTGAGATACCCTGATTTTGAAGTTTGCGAACAGAAGATAGTCGCACCACTCCTTGGTCAGATCGCCGAACTTTTTGTGCAGCTTCAACGCGATCTTGTCGTAGTCATCGATGAGCGGATCCTGAATCTTGATGACATGGGTATGGCAGATCAAACAAATCCGCATCGGATTCTTGCGCAGCTCAGTGAGCTGGTTGAAAAGCTCCAGCAACGATTTCATCTTCTTTGCCGTGTGGGCATAGCCGCGCCCATATTGAATGTCGGAAATTTCCTCAAGTCCAGGCGCTTTCTTTTGATGCTCCTGCACGACTGATTTCTGGAGCGCCGATTCCAGCCAATCGAGGGAGTCTATGACCAGAGTTTTGTAGTCGTGCTCTGCTTCAAGTAACTCATGACACAAATCCAGCAATGCCGCCTCAGTCGTGACCCTCAGTCTGGCAACGTCCAGTTCGTTGGTGCCTCCCTCAAGATCGACAAACAGCGGATTCGGCATTTCAGATGCCCAGGTGGATTTACCAACGCCGTTGGTCCCGCTAATTATTATCCTCTGCGGCCGGCGTCTCGGCCCCTTCGTGATCTGATCTAACACTATATTCGCCATTCGCTGTCTCCTCTTCACAAATTCTTATTTCCCGATAGAGCTGGGCGTGGAACTTGGGATGGTTGGTTTGAAATTCTTCAAGGGCCGGCCCTGCTTTAAGCACCCAACGCCGCTCGAACGGGAACGCGTCGGCACCGATCCATGCAATGGCAGCGCCGGCGATGCGAGAAATCGCAGTTTGATGTGCTTTCGATAGAAACATGGCCCGCGGTGAGGATATTGCATCGATCAGTGCGGTGTCAATGCGCGGGTGACATGGCTGATGTTTTTGGTCTATGATGAAATGGATTCGGCCAACCTACTTTTGAGGACACAAAATCATGCCCGGTGCTATCCCGCTTGATGTATGGAACGCAATTACAAATCACACGGTCACGCAAGTTGCGCGAGATCTTGGAATCTCGCGCAACTCGGTATACCGATGGCGTGAACTCCCCGGCGGGATTCCCCCGCATCGAGCAATCGAATTAGCGGGAGTTCTTGGTTTGGATCGGTCTGACATCAGGCCCGACCTGTGGGGCTGATATTACTGACCCGACCCAAATCAGAGCCCGCCGTCAGAGAGGCGGTCATCGAACTCGCAACCGAACACGATGTGCATTTGATTCCATGCTCAAAGGACAAAAAGTCCTTGGTGAGCTGGAAAAGCTACCAGCGCCGCCAACCACGAGAGAGTGACCTGGAGAACTGGTTCTCCGAGTTTCCAAAATGTTATTGGGGGGCGTTGACGGGGCGACCATTTAGTGTCGTCGATCTGGACACGCACCACGATGAGTCTGTCGTGGATTGGGCGAAACAGCACCTCCCGTTCACGCCACTGACAGCGACGACTCAGAACGGCGGCGAACACTGGTTCTACTCATCGATGCCCAATGAGGTGACGGTGTCGGCGGGTGCCGGCGTCGACGTTCGATCATTCGGAGGCTATGTCATTGTGGCCGGCAACGGGTATGAGTGGCATTGGAAGGACGACGAGGACTTCCACGTTTTCGCAGATCTGCCCGGTCTGGACCGCGGTCACATCAAGGCCATCGATTCTCGTAGGAACCGGGGGACCGCCGGCAATGGCACTGAGTGGCGCAACACGGTGCTGTCATGGACGGCCAGATGCGTTGCCCTGGGCTATTCCAACGAGAGAATTATGAGGGAGTGCGTGCGCTTCACGGAGCAGGGATGGACCGACTCGCAGACCATTGCGGATGTCAAGACCATGATCGACGGGGCCAGGGCCAAGGGCTGGGCTCCCAAGCGCCAGGACCGCCCGATTGAGCTGCTGTCAATTTCAGACGCGTTCCGACTGAAGGAGGAACGCCCACCAGAATTCCTGGGCGATGGGTTCATTTTCTCAGGTGCCCGTATTTTCGTAGCCGGCGCACCGAAGATCGGAAAAAGTCAGCTTGTTCTGGAGGCGCTGACTACGGCCGCGGTTGGCGGTGAATGGCTGGGGCTGAAATGGAACCAACCGCACAAGGTTCTGTGGCTTCAGGCTGAGATTCGCGGTCCCTACGTCGCAAGCAGAATACTTCCGCTGTACTCGTCATTCTCTGAGGATGAACGCGCACTGATCGAGCAGAACTTTCTCTGGACTGAGCGGGGTGATGTAGACCTGATGCTCAACTTTGAGCGGATGCAGGAACTCTTTCGCCGGCATCAGCCCACGATAATCGCCATCGATCCGTTTCAAAATTATTTCGCCGGTGAGGAGAACAGCACCAGCGACTTGTTGCCATTCTTAAAGATGCTTAATCTGTTAGTCGATGCCGGCGAATTGGGTACTGAGAATCCACCAGCAGTCATGCTGGTGGATCACACCCGCAAGGGCACCAAATCTGATGACGGGTTCGACGGGATCCGCGGCAGCGGCTCTAAGAGCGGCTGGTTTGATTCTGGCATCCTGATGACGACCGACAACAGCGGCGCTATTCGTCTACAGTTCTCGTTGCGCAATGGTCCACGAGTGGACGACCGCCTCGTCGCCCTGCACACCTCTACGATGCGCTTCCGCCCCTTCGGGGCAGAGAACCATCCAGAGCTCACAGTGCGCCTCCTGCGTGCGCTTGCGCAGCGAGAGGAGCATTGGACGACGACACACGAGATGAACGCGATGATTGCGGAATCGGCTACCGAGCTGGGGCTCCAGATCGACAAGGCTACCGCAAAGAAGATCAGGCAGGAAATCTACTCGCACCCGCACATTGATAAGGACGGCGACCGCCGCGCCACCAGGGTCAGGGTTCAGGAAAAACACCGGGTGAACTGGAGTGGGTAGACCCATTCATATTGTTAGTTTGGGTGCTGGAGTGCAAAGCAGCACAATGGCCCTGATGTTTGCCAAAGGCGAATTAACGCCGATGCCTGACGCGGCTATCTTTGCCGATACAGGGGCAGAACCACAGTATGTTTATGATTGGCTGGATTGGCTGGAAACCCAGTTACCTTTTCCTGTCCATCGAGTGATGCACAAAGAAGGCTTACAGGAAAGCATCACTGAAAACCTGGAAGATGGAAAATTTGTCAGCGTTCCATTTTTCACAGAAAGCATCAGTGGGGGGGGGCTGTTGCGCCGCCAGTGTACGAGGGAGTTCAAACTCAAGCCTCTGACGAGGAAAATCAGGGAATTAGTTGGCCTCAAATATCGTCAGAAAGCGCCGAAAAAAATACTAGCTGTTTCATACATAGGTATTTCATTGGATGAGAGTATCCGCATGAAGCCTTCAAGAGAACACTGGATTCAGCATGAATGGCCTCTCGTTGATAACAGAATGAGGCGTTTGGATTGCTTGGGATGGATGCAAAAGAATGGCTATCCAGAACCGGGACGGTCAGCTTGCACATTTTGTCCCTACCACTCTGACAAAGAATGGAGTGATCTTAAAAACAATCATCCAGAAGATTTCCAAAGTGCCGTTAAAATCGACGAGATGATACGGGATGGGGTGCGAGGGACCAAAGAAAAACTCTATCTCCACAGGAGTCATGTGCCTCTGACTGATGCTGATTTTGCTACGCCAGAAGATAGGGGCCAACTGGCGATGTTTAACGATGAGTGCGAGGGAATGTGCGGGGTATGAAACTCATTCCAATGATTGGATCTGATTGGATTATTGGAATTCAGAACGCCCCTTCTCTCATTGGAAATAAAACCCCCCCAAGAGGGGGGGTTTTTATTTCCAGAATATGGGAGGGGAAAACGGAATTTCCATTCCAATGACCAATCCTAAGACTCGGTTCCCCCAACCTCGGTTCTTAGATCTTAGATCCAAGTCTATTGCCGACGCGCTTGGTGCGCGTCGGCATTTCCCCGGCAATGTCTAATACCTCACGCCGCAAAGGCAAAACCGGCGAGCTCCAGTTCGCCGCATGGATCCGCGACCGTCTCCCCAACTACGAAATACAGCGCAACTACGACCAAGCTGCCGTCGGTGGCTTCGACCTGGTCGGGCTCCCAGGAATCGCAATCGAGGTCAAACGCCGTAAAACCGGCCACCAACACTCGGCCTCCTGGTGGACACAAATCTGCGAAGCAGCTCCACCCGAACTCGTTCCCACTCTGGCCTATCGCTTTGATCGCGCTACGAATTGGCGTATCGTTGTGCCACTGGATTGGTGCCTCGATAACCCAATCTCCAACCCACTACATCGGTTCGCGTGTCTGCCAGCCGAGGATTGGATCGAAATTCTGAGGCCAAGACTCAACAACCCGGAGGCTGCTGCCTCGGCTCTGGCTGACAAGCCAGAGACGAACAGCAACCAGTAGGAGCATGGATGCCAAGGAAAAAGCCAGACACTCCGGGTTCGTATCTGCGAAAGAAGTTCACGAATCTGAAAGCCCTGCGCAAACGCGTCTCGCCAGACATGGCATGGGAAATCACAGCGGCGGATATGTTCAAACTCTGGAAAAACCAGAATGGCCGATGCGACGTCACCGATCTACACATGACCTACTTCGGCGACCGGGGATGGACGAATTGCTCCATAGATCGTATCGACAACAACGTGGGCTACGTTCTAGAAAACGTCCGCCTGGTCTGCTGGTCGGTGAACCGAATGAAATCCACCATGTCGCAGTCGGAATTCGACTTCTGGGTGAAATCAATCGCCTCATCCCTGGACCGCAAGGATATGCAGAATGACGACTGATCCAGTGACACAACCAGAGCACTACACCGCCAGCGACTCCAACTCGGTTGAGGCGATTGATGCTATCCGCGCTTCGATGGACCCGAAAGAGTTCCAGGCGTACTGCCGCGGCAACGTGCTGAAATACCTCTGGAGGTATCCGAGAAAGGGAGCCCTGACTGATCTTCTCAAAGCCCAGGTTTACCTCGGTTGGCTGATCGAGTCATTCCAGAGCGCCACGACCGCCTGTTCGGTAAACTACTCCGATATGAACCGCCACTACGGGATCTCCACATCGGATATGCAGGACTTGGTCGAGAACAGGTGCGACGATTGTGATTGAGGCTGCGTCAGGGCTTGGGCAGGAGCCGATCAGGCTCATAGTGCTGTCAGTCATGAGGGTGTGTCACCTTCGGCGGCTTAGAATAGGGGAGGTGATCAGAAGATGAAGTGCGCGAAATGCGGCAAAAAGTCCGAGGTCTACTCAACCCAGGGTCAGCCAGATCGGGTGCTCAGACGCCGTCGCTGTATCTCCTGCAACCACAAATGGCACACGCAGGAGGTCGCCGTGGATAGGCCACAACGTAAAAAAATTGCAAAACCAGTACGCCAGCGGTCACCCTCTGTCCGACAACGCCATGATCGGACCGCGCCCTTGTTGGGCGCGACCGATCAATCCGAAGCACGCGAAATTCTTATAGAACTCGGATCGCTTCCGAGGAACAGGTGGGACTGATGGGTGGACAACCGATTACCAGGGCAGGGGTGCGGAAGCTGGAAGGTTTCGGGGAAGGTTATGTCTTTGAGAAAGTATCTCTGGGAATGACGCTGCATAAACTCATCGGACCTAATGAAATTGATGTCGGAAACCGAGCGTTTTATAAATGGTTGGACAAGGAACCGGGACGCAGATCCCGGTATCACGAGGCCAAGAAGGAGGGAGCAACAGCTCTGGCAGAAGAGACTTTGATGATCGCCGACGACGAAAACCTGACCCCGGAAGAAGTGAACATCGCTCGGCTCAGAATCGATACGAGAAAATGGATTGCGAGCCGGCAGAACCCGGAGGAGTGGGGAGACAGGAAAGGGCCAGAAGTTAACATCGATATTGGGGGGATGTACCTCGAAGCCGTCGAGGCTTTACAGGTTCCAAAAATTGTGGAGGCTCAAAGTGAGCTCATCGGCACCGACGATGAATGATCTCGTTCTCGTGGTCGGCGTCATCGCGGTGTTTGCGATGTTCTGGTTCCACGGACGCCTGTGAGATTCTGGGTGATCTTCATGACAGCGGTGCTGACACTTATCGTCGGCGGGTGGGTGTGGATCAACCTGGCGATGATAGCTATCTTGCCTCCAGTGTTTTTTTGAAGTGGGGAACGATGGATCTCAAAAAAATTGCGGCGCTGATGAC